CATCGGCTTTGCAGCCAACGACAAACGCATTGATCGCATCACGCACTCCGGTTTCCAGCGCCTGGCCATCGGCAGTTTCGACGGCGGTGATGTACGCCTGTGCGTCAGGGTCATAACCGCTTGGTGGCGCCGCCGCAAACTGAAACGGGTTGATGTAGATGATGCTCATGCCTTCTCCCAGATCAATGATTCGCGTTCAGGGGTAGTTGGATCGTCTGGCAGGAACTGCCCGTCAACATCACGCGCCTGCACCACAACCCACAACGCGCCATCGGCATCAACCCATTCCTGGCCCAGCTCCTGCGCATCAGGTCGCACGGTGCCGCCCAATGCAGCGATGAATGACTCGGGCAGGTGGCAACTGATCGCAAGGCCTCTCACTTCCTGCAGCAACTCAGCGCTCACCAGATCAAGCCGGCGCAGAGACAGCCAGGCAGCGCGGAAGTCGTCGCTGTCGCCACCACCAGCAGCAGCGAGGAGCGTTGCAGGAAGGCTGATCGCAGCGGCAGGTGCTGCAGTCATGCCGCCGCCTAACAGTGCGTTGATCGCCGGGTGGTTGAGCAGTGTCCGCTTGAACGTGCGCCAGTCAGGAGCCGGCGGCACAGGCACGGGCTCGATCAGCTTCCAGCCGTGTCGCCACTCACCGGCGGCCAGATCGACTGACCACTGCTGCCGGATGCTCCAGCTTTCAGGGGCTTCCGGCTTCGGCTCGCGCACGATGCGCAGCACCTGAAACCGTGGATCCAGACCGATCACTGGCGCATCATCCGCCCGAGGGTAGGCCAGCACCTCTTCGGTCTCTGCATCCCAGAGGGCAAAATTGCTGGTCATCTTCACACCTCCTGGTAGATCACAAAGATCCGGTCGCCGCGGGCTGTGCCGCCTGCGTCGGCCTGGGTGCGGCTGAAGGTGAACACGTCACCGGCTGCAAAGGTGGCGTCGCTGATCACGGCAGGAACTGCGGCAGTTTCGCTGCTGATCTCGCCTGCATCGATCGTCAGCCGGGTACTGAGGATGCTGGTGCCATTCTTAAGCACATCGAGCTCCAGCACTGATCCCGTCGGCGCTGCCAGGGGGGCCTCGTAGCGGAGCTCGGTGATCGTGCCTGCTGCGCTCATCCGGTGGGCCTGGATGTTCGCCTCAACGGTCAGCTGAGCCGTGCTGCTGCTCAGGGCGTAGCCGATGCCGGTGGCACCTGCCGCGCCGTCCGCGCCGTCCGCGCCGTCCGCGCCAGTAGGGCCAGCAGGGCCAGTTTCGCCCTGGACGCCTTGAGGGCCCTGGGGTCCAGCTGGACCGACCGGGCCGGTGGCGCCGGGCTCGCCTTGGAGGCCTTGAGGCCCTTGAGGACCAGCTGGGCCGGTCTCACCCTGCAAGCCAGCTGGGCCCTGGTCGCCCTGGTCGCCCTTTGGGCCTTGCGGTCCAACGAGAGAGGCCAGCCATTCGGCTTCGGTTCCGGTGAACCCACCTGCCACCGCCACTTCATAGGCGCTGAGACCATCGGCACCAGTAGGGCCAGTCGGACCGACAGCTCCGTCGGCGCCCGCGGGGCCTTGGTCGCCAGTGTCACCTTTCGGGCCCTGGATTGGGCCGAGGTTCTCCCAAGTAGTGCCACTCCATACGTGAACATCGCCGGTGGCCGTCACCTGATAGGCATCACCAACAGCGGGGCTGCTGATCGCACCGAGGTCAGCCTCAGTGGCCACCGATCCCTTGATCACGAAACCAGTGCCGTCAGCGCCATCAGCGCCAGCTGGTCCCTGTGGACCTTGCGGGCCTGCAGGGCCTGTGGGTCCGGTAGGGCCGGTAGGGCCGGTATCGCCCTGAGCCCCTTGGGGCCCCTGGAGGCCTTGCGGGCCTGCAGGGCCTGTAGGTCCGGCAGGGCCGGTATCACCCTGAACCCCTTGGGGTCCCTGTGGACCCGCAGGACCAGCCGGACCGGTATCGCCCTGAACACCTTGCGGTCCCTGAGGGCCAGTCGCGCCTGTTGCTCCCGTAGGACCGGTAGGGCCCTGGGGGCCGGCCAGTGTGCCGAGGTCATCCCAGGCGGAGCCGTCCCAAATCCAGAACACCTTGGTGTCGTCGGCCTGGTAGACATCGCCCGTTGTCGCGCCTCCAGGAAGAGCCGTCGAATCAGCGACCGTGCCTTTGACGTTCAGCGCACTGATCGATGAGCCCGTGAAATCGAGATTCCCTGTAAAGGGATTGAATTGCACTGCCATCGATCAGCTCTTGGTTACAGAAATGAGATTTCCGCTGCCGTCGTACGTCAGTGCCAGAGTTGCGACTGTCGTACCGCCTGAGCCGCCTCTCTTGTAGACGACACCGGTCAGGTTCGTTCCGCTGTAAGTCAGGCTGATGTAGTCGTGAGCTGGGATCTCAAGTCCCTCGACGGTCGGGACAGGGCTAACCGAGCGGCCGACAACGGCAACCTCAGGAACACTCCTGCCGTTGATACTGACTACAGGCATCGCCCATGTAAGACCTGGTGTACACCCATTCTATGAATGGGACCACTGCGTCTTAGCCGGTGGGCAGCGTGTAAGCCTGATCAAGCCCGCCGACGGTCATCACCTCGGCCAGCGCCGCAAGTTCAGCCTCCGTGAACTGCGCGGCAGCGCAGAGCAAATCAACGCAGGCTTGAATCGCCGCAGGGTTCGGTCGGCCGGCTTTCGCGTCCCCGATGGCCGCAATAAATTCGACGCAGGCCGTCAGGACAGTTGAGCTCGAGGTGGCCTTCTCTCGGATCGCGGTATAGGCGGCGCTGACGAGAAGAGCGTCGTAGAAGCTCCGGTAATCACAGTCATGGCTCGCAGTCTCAACCGGCGGCACTGCAGGCCAGTTGCCGTATGCATTGCTGTTGTCGATGCTCGTCTCACCGCTCTCTGGGTCAACAATGGCGACGCCGCCGCTAGTCAGGTATCCAGCCAGCTCCGAGGTTTCCAGGCAGGCTTCGATAGCAGAGATTTTGAGTGCAGCCGCATCGCGAATGGACTGCCGCCAAGCGCGAATCTCAGGCGGGCAAGGGGTTCCAGTGTCCGCCTCCCGAGTGATGAGCCAGTCAGTTGGCGCCAGCAGCGATCCAGCCGTCGTTCTGGTCGTTGAGCTCCAGAGGGTCTTCAGCTCTTCCAGGTCCTTGGGGATCAGAGCACCCTGGTCGTCGTAGCCCCAGTAGAAGCGCTGATCCCAGCTCGGGGGCTCCGGCGCTTCGGTAATGCCGATCGCGGCGCGCTCCTGGGGAGTTGCCAGTCGGAGCCAGTTACTGGGATACTGAATGCCAGCGTGAGTGAAAGCCCGATCCAGCGCGAGAGGCTTGCCGTCAAGAAGAAACATGGTCTCAGCTCCCTAGGTACAGGTTAGCCAGCGCGGCATTGAAGTCTTGTTCACTACTAGCGGGCGCGGGCGTACTGGAAGGGCGATTCGGCGAAGGCGGCGTAGATGTATTGACTGGTGTTTTGATTAAGTTCAGCAAGGGATGACAAAATCTTAAATCCATTACTCAGTAAATCCATGTACCCCCCTGGCGCCTCAATTGAAGTGCCATCGGGGAACAGAAGGGAGTTTGCTGCGTTGTAGCCAAGCCTTGCGGCATCTACAACAACCCAATCAGCAGTTTGACTTGTGTTTTTTAGTAGCACCCACCTCGGGCGGAAATTACAGAACACAAACGGCCCATCCGCGCTGCCGTTGCCGGTGTAGCTGCCGAAACTAGAGTACCCGCCTAGTTCAGACCAGCAATATGCAACATAGGTCGCAGTGCTTGTATTCACATCAGCGTTGGTGCCAATGCTGAACACAGTGCTGGTAGGAGCTGTGTCGTTCCAGTAGGTATTGTCGTCAGCAGTTGCTGCTGTGGAGTTCAGCAGCAGGTAGTCAGTTTTGGGATCTGCGGTGTTGGCTGCGTGGTACACAGCCCAATCGTTTGCAGCACTGCGGCATTTGACGATGATCAGGCTCGGTGCGACATTAAGCCCATGCCCAACAGTGGCATTGGATCCTGTGCCTGTATATGTCACCACGCTGAACCCCGCACTGGGATTAGCCCTCACCTGAGAAGTGATGGAGCCATCTGTGTTGGTGACGGTGGAGCTGCCGGCGTCCCAGGCCCAAGCGACGTAGGCTTCAGTGCTGGTGTTGTATTCGACATCGGCACCGAGATCAAAGCCATCTGAGTTGAATGCAGTCAGGCCGTCAGCGTTGGTGACTTCGGCATCTTCCGTATTACTCTCAAGCTCCTCAGTTGCACCACGCACAGTATCCAGCAGCTTGTGGTTGTCGAGCTGAGCGCGATTCTTGATCCACACCAAATCCGGTGAAAACTCCAGCCCAGAAATCGTCTGCGTACTGCCATTGCCCGTATAGAGCTTCACATCCATGTACTCACTAGGCTTTGTGACTACTGGGGCGGGCAGATTTGCCGTGCAGAGCGCCTTGAAGCCGCTGGGGGCGGTGTAGGCGAAGGGACGTTGGCCGAAGTTGCAGGTATAGACGCAAGCCTGAATGCTAGACCCTTCAGAGATAGCGGGGAAGTGCGTACCGGTTATACCGCTAAAGGCTGGATTAGCGCCCGTGGCAGGGTTCCCACTATTCTGCCAGGTTCCATTTTTGGAAAAGAAGATCCTGCCATTGTCAAGATCAAGTGCGACACCTATCAGGTCGCCGGGAGCGTAAGAAGACCCGTAAGATGTATTTCCAGGGTAGACAGTTCCTGTTGAGTAGTATCCGTAGCCGTTGCTTTGCCCAACATACTGGTCTAAGGAAGCACCACTTGGCATTGCACCAAGAATGTAATAACTAGCACTCCCTCCAATGAGCACCTCCCAATACCACTTGCCAGTAGAGACACCAATAGTACCAATCTTTGCAGCGTAGCCACTTGCATTAGACCAGCTTGCCTGAAGATTTCCATCGGAAAATGTTACGACTCCGTTTACGCCTGATGCCAACGGATTGAGTGTGCAATAGTTCCCCCTCACCTCACCACCCAGTCCCGTATCCGTCTCGGTGCCATTAGTGGGAACGTCTACGAGGCTGTCGATGTCACCAGCCCCGCCATTTATTAGGGTTATACCATTCACTCTCACAGCGTACAATAAAAGCCTACGCGCAGCACCAGAGGAGCAGTAGATTTCTAGGTACCTGGGAGTGCCGCTAACGGGAATGCTTATCCAATTAAGCGTGTAACTGGTAAGCGCAATATCAGTGCCAGCAATTACAGCCTTGCTCGCATCTAATAGCCTTGCTCTATAGTCTACATAGCCAGAGTAGGATTGCATATAAAGCTGAACGCTTGCAATACTCGGGAAGCCTCTTAGGTCAAATCTGGCCCGCGTGACATTTCCTGAGCCGTACTCATCGCCAACCCAGTAGACATAGTTAGCTAGGCTGCTGTCGTGGACATTAAAGCCCGTACCGTTATAGTCAAGGCTTGCATTCGTTGGCAGTATGTCTATCCAGTAGGGAGTGCCACCATTCGGAATAGTGCCGGATGAAGCGCTAGTCGTCGATGTGTTGGCGTAGTTAACCCCGGCGGCGGCTGAGATGTTGTTAACCGTCCACGTATTCCCATTCCCACTAGTGTCCGTCCCTAATGCGGCGGCGGTGCTGTTATCAGCGAAATCAAGGTGGAAGCCGTTGGTGCCGTAGGTGCCGATGTACGCCTTCGGTTGCCAGATGCCGTTGGTGTCGAACTCACCGAAGCTGGTGGGGTCTAGGTTCTGACCATCAATAAAGTGCACATCCGCCAAGTAAAGATCACACCCTGATCCAATGGCGCTAGGTGTAATAGAAGTGCCAGAACCTACTGATGCGCCGTTGACATATGTGCCGCTGGATGACACAACAATGTGCATCCACGCCGATGGATCTCTGAATACAGCAGTTGATCCGTTCAGTTGATCGCTTGCATTGAATGCAACACCGCTGATGATCGTCTGCGCTGCGCCAAGTTTGCAGCGCTTCACCCAGCACGAAAACGTACCACTGCCGGCATAACTCGCAAGCGAAAGCGATGCGCTGTCGACTGAATTGAACCGCAGGCTCCTGGAGATGGCGTAACCAGTAGGCGCCGCAGCAGCACTGGCCAGCAGCAGGGGATTGGCGCTTCCGGGAATCATCAGCTCAGGTTGGAGATCAGGGTGGCGGTGATCTTGGTGCTTGATTCGACGGCGTAGACCAGGCAATTAACAGCGCTTGCCGCGGTGCTCAAGTTTGGTGGTGTCCCGCCGGTGAAGTCCCAGTTTGACCCATAGGCCAGCGTGTGACCGCCGGCTCCATCTTGCGTGATCCAGATGCAGCCGCTTTGTCCCGCGACGACATTACTCGGGTTGTCCAGCAGTGCACTGGTGTCAAGCGTCAGAGAGAAGTTGTTGCTATCCGCGAAATCCGGCGTAATCGTCGCCCCGCTCGTCAATGCCGTGATCTCACCGCGCTGCCCCTTCGTCCAGGTCTGCGCCCCATCGAGCAAGCCGTAGCCCGTGATCGCCTGACCAGCAGCAAACGTGATCGCGCCGGTCATCGTGCCGCCTGACTTCGGCAGGGCCGCATCAGCCAAGTCGTAGGCGCTCTTCACCGCGTTCGGGGTGGCTGCCTTATCTGTGCTCGTGCTGTTGACCGCGTCTTCAAGCTGAAGAACGCCCGCCTGCGTTGTCGAACCTGCCGCAACCCTTGCCGCTGCGATGACGCTTGAGGTTGCTGTATTGATCAGGTCAATCGTGACGTCTGAGCCCATGTAGCTCAGCGGTCCGCTCGCGCCGTACCTGCCAAGCAAGGTATTGGCCGGCGCGTCGCCGAACATCCCGGGGACAAGCCAAATAACCTGCCAGGTGTTACTGATCGCAGGATCCGCCAGGAAGCGGTTGTTGACCCGGTCGATAAAGACCGGCCGGCGCTGAGGATCGCGATTGGCGGCCATTATCCCGATTTTTCTTCAATTCTAGGCGTCGTCAACGAACGATCACAGGGCCGCCTGCGGCTCCTGGTTCGACGATCTCGAGCACAGGGAATGTCATCCCCCCAGTGGTGACGCTGTCTTCAAACTGCTGGGTGCCGGCATTGAAGATCTGCAGGCGTTGCGTGCCGCGCTCCAACCACCAGTCGTTCTGCCGGGACCAGATGGCCAGTGGCGTCTCTGCGTCATTCCAGAGCAGTGGCCTGGCATCAGGCCTGATCGAATCCCTCGGGTCGCCGCCCGGGAACAGGATGATCCCAACGGCGTCGGCGACGGTTATTGCAAAGCGGTCCCAGTTCAGCTGCCTGAGCCGGAAATACTCCATGATCTCCTCGCTCGAGTAACGGCGCTCGGCATCGGCCTGAAACTCGAGAAAAATCCGTTCATCGCCAACGGGGTAGTCATCCGGCTCTAGCCAGGGCACGCCACACTGCCAGCGGATCGAGTGGATGTGCTTGCACTCGCGCCGCTCGTCGCGCCGCCGCGGAAGGGTTCGCCACTGGCGGTAGTAGCCAACGCCCTCACGCTCCCAGGCAGAGTTCACCGACCGCGCGGCATTCGGCTTGGGGAACAGGTCCCTGGGCTGTCCACCCTGGGGACGCTCCAAGTTCGCCAGCGCCCCGCCTAGATGATCCGGGCAGCAGCAGAAGAACTTGAACGATGAGCACAAATGCCTCGTGCCATCTGCCCTGAAGCTCCTCGGCGCGGTTGGGTCGTAGGGCAGGTTGTCCCAGTAGATCCGACCATTGCGCTCGATCCGCCCCGCCGGACGAGACAAATCAAAGGTCAGCGTCAGCGCGCCAGGATTTACGGCGATCAAGGTCAGCGCAACACTCCCGGCGTCTCGTTCCACCAGGTCATCGGGGTAGGTTGGCCCGTCGGCGGAATCCTCGAACTGATCTCCGATGAAGATCGAGAAGACACTCACCTGAGCCGTCGTCAGGACACCGGTGACGTCATAGGTCAGCGTGTGGTTCGCAGGATCAGGGTCTGATGTATTGAACGTGATCGCTGCGCTCTGGATGGCGCTGGGCAAGATCAACGATCCCCGGGTCCGGCAGCTGGCGTACCAAGCCTTCTCGGGAGAGGTCGCACTCGGGAACAGCGTTGTGATCTCTTTGGATGTCCCGTCAACAGCGCCGGTGACGAACCGCGCCAGGCTGTGAATCTGATAATCACCCCAGCTCCGTCCCGTCCCGAAGAAATACTCCTGCCCCAGCCGCCAACGCTTGTAGTCGCTGTTGCGGTTGTAGGCCTCAAGGACCGAGGGATGGGTCGTACTTCCGTACTGGCCCAGGCCTTCACCCTTGCTGGGATAGATGCCGGCAGCTCGGGGGCGCAGCGGCTTCGACACCGAGCCCATCGACATGCCGCCGTCGAGCCGAGAGCCGACGCGCTTGCCCATTACCCAAAGCGACGGGCGTAGTAGCTGCTGGCCCCACCCCCTGCCGCCATGGCTCGCTCACGGGCGCGAGCTCGTGGGGATGTCGCACCCGTCGCTGCTGCCGTTGCCTCGACTGCCACGTTCTTATCGAGGACGCTGTCCGTTGGATCGATGTCTTTGTATGCCCGATCTAGGACACTGCCCCGCGATGCGTTGTTCGAGACGGAATAGCTCGGCCGGCCGGACTGCAGACTGCCCAGCCCCGCGCCGGGCGCGCCGCTTGCCGTCGAGCCTGATCGCAGCGAACTGAGCTGCTCACTGACCGCAAACTCCCGCTGCGCCTTTTGCTCGTCCTCGAGCTCTTGTGCACGAGCCTTGGCGTCATCGCGCTCTTTATTTGCAGTGACCAGGCTTGTCTGCAGTTGCTGCGACTGTTGCGCAAGAGTGTTGACTTGTTCCTCGACCTTAGTCTTCAGAACGCTTTGATAGTCCCGCAGCGAAGCCTGAAACGCGCGCTCGTAGAGTTGATTGCCCGACAACCCTTGATCTGTCTGGTCGAGACCAAGAGCATTCGCAGCCCGATAACCCAGGGTGTTCGCGCCGCTCCCGGGAATCAGCCGGCGAAAATCTGCGTCGGTGAAGCCTGCTGCACGGGCGCGCTCTAGCGCCCCAAGCCCGAGTCCGCCTGTTGCTGGGTTGACGAATTGCGTAAGCTCGTTGCGGCTTGCCGGCTGCCACGCGGGGGCCTGCGGCGCCGGATCTCCGTTGTAGACGCTGAACGACCGCTGACCCAGTGACTGTGCAGCCCGCTCCGGTAGGGCCTTGATGCCGCTGCCTGGTAGCAAGCGCTTGATGTCAGCGTCGCTCAGACCCGATCGACGCGCCTCCTCCAGGCGCGCCAAGCCAAAGCCGCCTGTCTCTGGATTGAGGAATCGGGTTAGAGCGTTAGCCATGGAACCGAATCAGAAGAAGCCGCCTTGCGCAAAGACGTGCACGCGGGTGGCAGAACTCGGTGCCGTCAGCGCCGCAGTGACACCGACATAGAGCAGTGCGGTGGACGGAACATACAGGCCGGTATTCTTCTTATCGGTCTCACTCGGATACGTCGCCATCGTCGCCGCTGGCGAGCCCAGGTTCGGCACCGGAATCGATAACGGCGGCAGCGAGATGTTGACTCGCTGACCCGCGGAGTTGCCGCCCGGGATCGCAGCACTGGCCACGCAGGCCGTGTTAGTCGCCGCGATCGCTGTCGCACTGGCTGCCGTGCTCAGGAAAACCAGGACTGTGCTGGTTGTCGTTGAAGCCTGATTGATGACGATCGACATCGAGTCGATTACAGCGCCATCATTGCCGCTGCAGTCAACCAGCAACGTGCAGCCTGCGCCAGACGGAGTATTGAAATCTGTCGCGCTGGTCAGTGCAGCAGTGCCGCCAATCGTCGCAAAAGAATGCAGCGGGCGATCGACGAGCAGAGGCTGCTTGTTGCTCGAGCTTGTAGCCAATTCCTACTCCCGGCCTGCTGCCTGGTTGCCAGATCGTGTGCTCAGTCTAACGACGAGGCTCAGGACGGCTTCGGGACATTGCGCTGCGGACCGCCGCCCAGGCTGACCGCGGTCGACATGCCCATCGGCTGAACCGGGGCTGCAGGGGCTTGCTGCTGAGCGGCGTCGATCTGTGCCAGTGAACCGCCGCCAGCGAAACCGTAACCCGGAGTTCGCGGTTGATCGGCTGCGCCTTTTGCAGGTTCAGCGGCAGCAATGATGTTCGCGGCAGGACCAGGAACAGTCAGCAAAGGTTCTTCCTGTGCGACGAATTCACGGCCATCGCCATAGGGATTCACGCGTGTTGTCAGTCCATCAGAAATGGCGTCATACCTGAACTCTGGGGGAGCAGGTCTACCTTTCGTGGACTCGTAGTTGCGCGGGTTAGTGGGGACCATTCCACTCGCTGCCGTGAAGCGAGTTTTCGCCTCTCTCGCAGCGGCGCGATCTTCGTACCAGCGCCCGGGTTGCGGGGTCTCACCGCGGACGGGACCAGTGTTGTACTTGACCTGGGTGTGACGGTTGTTCATGGATCAGCGCAGGCCTCCCTGCATGTAAAGGCGGGCGCGGCCCAGGTAGGTATTGACCAGCTCGGTCGCGGGATTCAGATTCCTGTCACGGGTGCTCAGCGGGGACGGCGGGGGCTCGGTCAGGCCAGGCACTCCCTGCTCCCGCACAGGTGTCATGCCCGTGTCAGGTTGCGTCATACCGGCTGTTGTGCTTTGGCTCGGCAGCGCGGCGGGACCATTGAAGACATCGGCGACCGTTGCGCCGCCGTAGCCCGCCTGAGGCTGCCCGGGTCGATTGGATCCCGGAGCGAGGGCTTCGGTCGGATCACCGCTTGCAGTCAGTGGCGCGCCTCGCAGCATCTCGGTGGCGGGGATGCCAAGATCAGTGCCGGAGTATGCGGTCAGGACCTGATCGCTTGGCCCGTAATTCGCCCAATCTGTCTCGAGGCTTCCGGGGATGGAACCAGCCGCAACGAGATCAGGCAGCTTGCCATCCGCGGCTGCTTGCCAAATCTGCCGCGTCCTTGCATCACGCTCTCGGCCTTGCAGCTCATTGACGTTGGCCTGAGCCTGCTGGAGCGCTGTTCCGTCAAAGCCGACCAGTCCTCGCTGACCCGCCTGAGCGGCGCTTTCGGCGTCGGCCGGCATGGCAATGCGTTCTGCGCCCATCCCGCCGGTCGATCCTGGGGCGTCCAGTAATCCCTTGGCTCGCTGCTGCTCCAGGAAGCGATCGACGATGTTCTTCCCGTCGGCACCCTTCGGTGCATTCTTGTTGGCTTCAATCCATGCGGAAATGTCAGCTCGCTGCGCGTAACCAGCTTCCCCGGCTCGAGGACCACCGCCCTGGCTGACCGGCCCCGCGGCGACCTTCAGTGCCTTGTTCTCCTCGCGGTCCCAGAACGGAGTCGCCTGCTGCAGCATGCGGGTCGCCTCCGATGCACGCGCATCGCGATCGTCGCTCAGGACAGGAGGACGCCCGGTCGGCCATGTCGATGGGTCGACTGCAGTTCCGGGCTCAGGGACGCCAGCCGGCCAGTTCGCTCCGGTCATACCGGCATTCAGAGCCGGGACCGCCGCTGCGGCTCTCGCGCCCCTGCCGCCATACATCCTTCCGCCTGCTGCGACGTATCCAGATTGAGGAGCAGGGGCAGTCGCAGGCGAAGCAGTGCGTGCCTGGATGGCACGACGCATTTCATGAGGGGAACGGATTGCCATCCCTATCTCCAGTTCATGGAACCTGTTGCCTGCAGGACACGGGTTCCTACGGCGGTATCTGCTGGCCCCGGGACGGCCATGATGAATTCTGCGCCGGCTCGCTCAAAGGCGTAACGGCGAACCTCTTCGCGGCGGTAGTTCGCCACGTAGAGGGTTTCAGCGAGCATGTCCACCTCCCGCAGGTAGACCTCGCGGTAGTCCTTCGCCGCCTTCAGCGGATCGGACTGGAAGATCGCGCGATCGGTATCACCCGTGATGCGCTCGATGCGACTGGGCTGCGGCTGGTCCTCAACGCGAAACACTTGAGAGACCCGATACGCCTTGTCACAGCGATCAAGATGCTCGATGATCCTGGAATAGAAGTAGCTATCCGGCACTCGAGCCATGGCCTCTTCCAGGCGGGCAATATCACCCGCAGGGACGCCAGCGCTCACGTTGTAGCCCAGGTGAAAGCGAGCTCTCGATTTGTCGTAGTCGCTTAGTTCCACCAGGTATCAGCGATCTCGACCGATTCTAGGAAGCTCAGCCGATGTAGATCAGATCGGCAGCAATCACTTCGTCCCAGTCCACACGGCCAATCTTGCGGAGCTGATCCAGGTTCGTGAAGCGCTCGCCCGATAAGCTCATGCGCAGCTCCACGACTTTCTTCGCGGTGGAGTAGCCCACGCCCTTGACGGCTTTGGCGATCGCTTCGGCAGAGGCAGTATTGATGTTCAGGCGCGTGTCGACGGGGATCACCGACTCCGGGATCGCATCTTCGTCGACGGGACGCTCAGCAGACTGAGGCAGCGGAGTCTCGCCAGTGCGCCCCTTGCCGGGCTCATAGGAGACGAGGTCCGCCAGGGCGATGTACTGGATCGAGCCCTGCGCGTTCTTGATCATGGCCCAGTCCTTGTCGTGATGGGCGATGAACTCAACGATCTGTCCGTTCTTCGTGTTCTGGTACAGCGCCATAACGCACAAACAAAAAAGGGCGCCTGATCATTCAGACGCCCTCATTGTAGGGATAAACCCCAGGAGCCCTTGACTCAGGACTCGGTGATGTACGGCAGCCGCACGTCGTTCAGGTCGGAGGCCACGTCATCGAGGAAGTAGAACACGTCCACGATGATCGGGGTGCCACCTGTCACCGTCGAGGTCATCGCCGAACCAGCCACCTGGGAGCCGTTGTCCGAGAACACCTTGAGGGTGCGGGCAGCGGTCTGAGCGACGGGAGTGACGATGCTCTTGAAGGTCGACGTCGGAGCAATGGTGGTGCTTGCCACCACGACATCAGCGGCCACGGTGGCCAGGTCGTTGTCGGCCAGGGCATTGTCATCGCCAACGGCGGTGGCAACCTTCAGCTCGTTGCTGTTGGTGCCAACGATGCCGGAGAAGGCAGTGCCAACTCCGCGGTCCTTACGCATGTCAGGCACACGCAGGGACAGGCCGTACACCTTGGCGCCCGAGGGCACCACGAGCGAAGTGATGTCAGCACGAGGCTTGTCATCACCGCGTAGGTCAGGGCTGGGGATGGTGATGTCCCAGCTGGTGGCACCAGTGCCAGTGATCAGCGCGTAACCGGTGACGTGGTAGTACACGCGGCCAGGGATCGCCACAACGGGCTGGCCCTGATACGAGCTGAGAGCGTTGACCCAGTTACCCGGGTAGATCTTCTTCGCCATGTCTAGTACCTCCTATCAGTAAACGAAGGAGTACGCCACGGTCACGAAGTCCTTGTTCAGGATCTCGAAACCGGCGAAGAGGGACCAGATCATGATGATGAAACGACTGAAATCGTCGTTGTTGTTCAGCAGAATCTGGGCGTTGTTGCCGCCGATGCCCACGCCAACGGCCTGAGGGCCGAAGAACAGCATCGGAGCAGCAGTGGTGACGGCCGAAGTAATCGACGCGTCGGTGATGGTCACTTGCAGGCTCTTCTCGGGAAGGTTGGTGCTTTCAAACCAACGCACGCCCTCAAAGAGGAAGCCGGACGGCATCACGGGCTGACCAGCAACGAAGCCGGCCTGGCCATAAGCGGGACCCATACCACGGAAGAACGTAGCGTTGGGAGCCAGCTCGGGTTGCATGGGGTTGACCATGCCATTGCCTGCATAACGAGCGATCTCACGGAACGCATCGTTTTGACGCAGGTGCATCATTGCGGTGGGATCCGCAATGCAGCGATAGTACCCATCAGCGAAGGTGGGTACGTTTCGCTTGCGCATGTCCTTGACCACCTCGAGGAGGTCGGTCTTGACATCAAACTTGGCCGATTCACCGGCACCGTAAGTCAGGAAGGGCGCACCAGACGCCTTCGACTTCTTCAGGGGGTAGAAGTAACCACCTTTGGTGCTATCAGCGGCGCCATTGGCCTCCGCTTTGAACAGCTCATCAGCGAACACACGATCACGCCAGCGGCGGTAATCGTCGAGAAGAGTGAGACTTCCGATCGATTGATGGAAGACGTTCAGGTTACCGGTATCCAGCAGAAGACGCTGTGCGGTAAGTAGAGTCTCGCGTGCAACTTTGAACGTAGAAGGTGCACTTGTATCGGTAGGATCTGCAGGTCCGGTATATTCCTTGAGCGAAACAAGGACCTTATCCTTAACGATACTGCGCGAAGATGCTGTGCCGAGAGTCTGATCAGCGGTACGCTCACGGCTATCTTTGGTACCAGGAGCACCCCAGAAGCGGTAGCGATCAAGCTGAACTGTTTGACCGGGTTGTTTAGCGAAATCGTGAACAACAACCGGCTCGACCGCCATCTCCACAATGTAGGAAGGATGCGGGCGATACAGCTCGGCACCAAGCAGCTTCGGAAAATCGTTATCAATCCACATGGGATGAAACGCTCCAAATTGTCGAGGTGCGAGAAGGCAGGCGAACTGCCTCCTGTGTCTGACTATAGTAAGGTTTTGTAGGGCGAAAAATTGGACGCTACAGACGTCCGCGGACTGCTCGGGCTACTCCTCGCGGATGGGAGTCTTGTCCCATATCGCTGTCCTGGAGGGGGTTATATCCAGTTGACCCTGACAGCGGGGATCCGGGAGTCCGCGTTTCTCGAGGAGAAAGTGGCCGAATTCCGCCAATTCATCCCCACGAAGGCGCAGATTGTTCACTACAAAACGAAGCCGCGCGCCAATGGTCGCAGTACATCTGTTCTGCGCTTCCGAGTTTCGACGACCAAGCTGCGGCCGGTCTACAACCTGCTCTACCCGCGGGGCGACCGCGAGCTCACGCAGACAGCGCTCGACATGCTCGGCGCTCAGGCTGCGGCATGGCTCTGGGCGGAGGGGGCCAGGCCCGCAGACGACGGCAGTGTCGACCTGGCGCGAGTCGGGCACGGCTTTGACGAGGCTCTACTGGTCTGCCAGTGGCTGGGGATCCTGACCGGCGCAGAGTCCTCGCTGAGTGAGACGCACGTCCGTCCGCGTCTGCACTTCGAGCCGGCCCAGGCCCGCAAGATCCGCGAGGCCCTGCTTCCCTATGCGCCGCGAGCGCGCATGCATCTGTTCACTGACGAGGTCTGGGATGTCAGCACCATTCGTAGCGCTCGCACTGAGCTACTGCTTGGGACGCGGGAGGATCAGGCTGCTGGGTTCACGCAAGCGCCCCTGGTTGGAGATCACGCGGCGGGAGACGGATCTGACCTATCTGCTGCATCAGAGCCGGCAACTTCACAAGCTGCATGACGGTCCACTCGACCTGGTGATCGACACAGTCCAGACCGACGGGTTCTACGACGATCGCCGGCTGCGCTGTCACGGCGAAGGGCTGTATCGCGTCTACGAGCTGCTCTACCCACGCGACACGTACACCATCTCCGACGACCTGCTGGACATCGCGGGGCATCGCGGCATCGTCTCGCTGTGGTGCGACAAAGGGCGCATCCGCAACAACCGCTACGAGATCCCATTCGGCACCCGGGCGCGGAACTACGCCGATACGCGGATGGTCCGTCGCTGGCTGCGGCGACTCGGTTATACGCCTGACCAGTTCAACCAAATCGGACGCGATCGCTGCATTCGCTTCAGTGGATGCAATGCTGATGACTTCGCCCGCAAGCTGAGGCCGCAACTGCCGCGTCATCGCGTTGCATCACTCAGGCGTTAGCGTGAATCAGCCGAATTTGGCTCCCCGAAGAAGAACGACGTCAGGGGATCTACTTCCAGGAGCTCGGGTTTTTGTCGTTTCCCTGAGCTGGTGAGTGAACCGCCGTGCGCCTGATCACCGTGCGGCGGCGCCTGGCTGCATCATCCAGATACCGCAGTGCCCGCTTTCTCTAGCATGGCCGTATCTTGGTGGACATTATATGGAAGACCGCAATGCAGCGAAGCCCCTCGAGGGCGCATGCAGTCTCGAATCATCGAAGAGTCCGCCCGCTGATCCACTGGATTCTGGACTGCGGCGCAAGTTCCTGCTCTACTGCGAAGAAAACCCTGGCGCGGAAGAGTGCCGCGTGCATGACGTCTGATGGCACTGACGCAGACTGCCGCTTACGAGGAACTGCGTAGTCGTTACGGCGGCAGTGATTCAACGCTGCCCTCGTTCCTGAGGCCCTACTACACCAAGTACAACGCGATCACGAAATCCCTGGACCTGGGGACCACTGACATCTTGATCGCTGACCTCGGTGGACAGATCGGGTCGCAGGCCGGCGCCAGCACGCTCTACTTCAAGGTGGTCCTGCCGCGGCGAGTCGATCTCCAGGTTCGCAAACGCAGCACCGGTGCATTCACCGATCGGTTTGTGAGCGTCGGGATTCTTGATGCCGATCGCAATCCAGTTCCGATCGATACCGCCGGCTACGGGTATCAGGGCGATCGCTACGACACGTCAATCGACGAAAGCCTGCTTGGACTGCCGGCGGGGCTGTACTACATCACGGTCTCAAGCAACCAGTGGCAGTCCGTCCCTTACGCGATCACAATCAGCGTTGGGCGCTATGCCTTGCTCGACGGCGCAGCACTCGGGCGCGCTCCACTGGCCGCACGGATCCCGCTGATCAAGATCGCTGGTCCTGCAACGGGGACACTGCTCGGCACTGGCACGCTCGTCAATCCCAACGCCATCAAAGAAGCGACCGGCACAGCAGGAGGTGCAGCAGTGCCTGCGCTGACATTGACCATCATGCGTGGCGCCGCCGGTGGATCCATGCTGCCCAGCGGTCGACTGAAGGCAACATGGCGGCTGAGTGGCGCAGCAACCGGTACATCCGCAAGCACCGGTACGCTCACCAGCGAGATACCTTACGGCGGCGGCTACGGCTACTGAACCTGGCCCTAATCGCGCCGCCTAGAATCGTTCTACTGCCCACGGAAGGTCCAGAGAGGACATGGCGTTTTCCCAGTATCTTGCCGACAAAATTCTGGTATGGATCAAGGGATCGTCGTTCCCTACTGCGCTGACCACGGTCTATGTCAGCCTGCATTCCGGTGATCCCGGCACCGCTGGCACTAACAACAATGTGCAGGCCACAGTGACCGGCAGCGCAAACCGCACTGCGATCACGACCTCGACCTTCAGCACGGTTGGCGCGGCATCTGGTGGTGGCTTTCAGATCACCAACAGCAACTCGGTGCAGATGACCACCAATGCTGCTGGTAGTGCCACGGTGACGCACTTCGGGGTTTGGGACGCAGTGACCGGCGGCAACTTCCTGGCCTCAGGTCAGCTCACATCTTCTGTTGATGTGGTCGGCGGCGATACCGTTCAGTTCAACGCCAGCGCCCTGGCGATTCGCCTGGTCTGATGGGCAAGATCAAAGCATCGCCAACCGGCGCGCGCCACAAGGAGCCGACCGAGAAAACAACGCGCCAAGGACAGGGCCGGCGCAGCAAGCCCAACCACGGCCGCAAGAAGAAGCGCGGCCAGGGCTGAGCTACGGGTATCAGACGGAGAAGTCGACCTCGAGCTGATACTTCAGCGTCGAGTAGTCCTTGTGCTCAACGACAACCCAGAGGCGATCGCCGGCCAGCACGGTGAAGGGGCCGAGGGCCACGGGCGATGTGCCGCTGGAGGGCTTCTTGCGATCCAGGCAGTTCACCGCGGCGCTCGGCACTGCGATACCGTTGATCTGACGCAGGACAGCCACATCGCCCACAGCGCGATGGGAGGCCGTGAAACCGTTCTCGCTGTAAGCGCGCAGGGTGATGGTGTAAGCGCCTGCGTTGGTCCCAGCGCCGTCGGTGATCTCGTACTGATCAACAGCGCCGAGGATGCCACTCAGGCGGGAGAAGTCGCTCTTGGTATCACCGGACTTCGGGCCAACCAGCTCGGTAGGGCCGGTGATCACCCGCTTGCCGTCAATGCCTTTGCGATTGATCTTGTCAATGACGGCCATACGGGTTCGCCATTCCTATACGCGATGAAGCCAGTCTAACGAGGCTCAGTAATCCCAGATCGCGGCGGGTTTTGCTCCCGGTCGTGGATGGAATCGACCGTTTTCACGGGTATCGATATGGATGAAGCCACGCGTGCGGCCATCGCCGTAGCCGCCGCTCCAGCGCTGCACGAGCCACTGGTGGAACTTGCTGATCGATTCGCCCACGGGATAGATGTCCAGCGCCATGCCGCGGACGTGATAGCTGTTCTTCGCGCCGCCGACCTGCGTGTTGATCGGCTCAGGGCGGAAGCCACTGGTCACGCCGATCGAGCCATTCCAGGCTGAGCGGATCGCATCAAACTGCTTGCAGAGCTCGATCAATGCTTTCTCCTCTGCGCTGCCCGGCCGAGGCTTGCGGCGTGCATCGTATTGCAGCACTTCGCCCACGGTGATGTACTTCCCCACCGGTGCGCTGAAGTCATTCCAGTTCACCTTGGCAGCCGGAGCGGGAGCGGGCAAAGCCTTTTCCTCGATCCAGTGCGGCATGAAGATCGCCCAGCGACCTGCGCCACCGTTCAGCGTCACCCAGGCATGACTGTCGCCCGGAATCTCATCGACCTTGGTGACAGCGACCAGTTCACCCTTGGCGATCGCTTTCTTGCCGGCATCTGAGAGATAGTGGCTGTCGATTGCAGCCTTCTTGAGCAGCGTGTCGTGCTGAGCGATGAATTTCACGATTCCGTCGTCTTCTTGCATCCAGATCGCACCTTCATGGGCGCGGCGTTTGACCAGCCCTTGCAGCGTTCGTCCGCCGGCCTTGACGTACAGCGCCAGGGCGGCCGGCATCTGCTGGTAGATCTCGGGCCTCTTGAATCCCTCGCGCAGGACCTTCGAGATCGTCTCGAACCCTTCTGCATCGAAGAACCGCGCGCCAAGGTTCCACGCGAAGCTCAGCAGAACCGCCTGACGCTTCGGGCCGAAGCGCGCCCAGCCCGGGATGACTTCCATCGCGGGGATGAACTCCCGGCGCAGAAGCTCCTCGAGATGAGCGCGGCAGATCCTGGCGTCGCAGACATCACCCATGTGGACCGGCTCGCCATTGGGGTAGCGAGTCAGGCCGGCGCAGATGGTCGCGATGCCGATCGGATCGAGATAAGCCTCGAGCTCAATGCCCTCGAACTCCTCAATCAGCGCCGTCGCCGTAGAGAGCGTCAGTGGATGGGTCGCCATAGATGGCAGCAAAGCGGCGTGTCGTCCGTGCCATCGGCTCGCGACCTTCCATCATTTCGACAGCAAGGTGTTGAGCCGCCGGATCGCTGTAGCCCTTGGACTGCAGCAGCTCGTAGATCCGGAAGAATGCATCTGTACGTATATCCACTGCATCGCCGTGCGTGACGGCTTCTGCAGCGAGATGTTCAGCGGCGCCACGAGGAATGCCCTGGCCAGCGAATTGCCGCGCCAGGGCATCAAACATCTCGGGGCTGCCGGCTAAACGCATTCACGTTTCACGCAGTAGCCCTAATCTAACGAGCGTGATCTGCGGCTCAGGTCAACCCGATATTCGCCAGAATTTCGGGGTTGGCCGCAATCGCCTGCATGCCAGGGAGTACATCCTGACTGCCAGCGAGGGTGGCACGCTGCAGGCTTTGCTTGAAGCCGTTGGCCAGAGCAGAGGCCATCTGAGCGCGCTGCGTCATCTGGTTCTGCTCCACGCCTTGCCGGGTCTGCTGGGTCGCCTGAGCAACCTGAGCCGCCGTGGGCCCGGCCTCCAGCTCAGCCCGGGCGGCAGTGTTGCCGTGCGCGGGTTGACCCTGGAAGGCCAGACCTCCATTCAGGCTGTAGCCATCGGGGAGTCGTGACATCGAATCCTCCGATCAGCCTTCAGAAACCAGCACCTTGGAGCGCAAGGCCTCGGGGGATGCCTGGCTCAGCATCTGCCAGGCGGCGGCGGGGTTGCGCTCGCTGAGCTGGGAGAAGGCTGCCCAGAAGTCATCGCCACCACCGGCTTGCACGTCAGGAGCGGGCATGTCGAGCTGCGGGCGCTGGTATGCGGGAGCAGCAGGGGCGGGAGCGGCAGCAGGGGCGGGAGCGAAGCGGCGCTCGTTGGCAGCCACTTCAGCAGCCAGGCGATCCTGGGGCAGCTCAACGGGATAGGGGCCGCCGGGGCCGAAGAACTCGTTGACGTAGTCCGACAGCATGTCGGGGTTCGTCAGCATCGTGTGGTACGCCGCATTGTCTTCTGCAGCGGCCTGGATGACGGTATGGGAGTTCTGCAGTTGCTCCTGGATGGTCTGCAGTTGCTGGGCCACCTCGGCGGTCTGACGCGCCTGAGACAGCAGAGCATCTTCCACCACGCAGGCGTAGCGGTTCAGCAGGGCAGGAGCTTCAGCGCCGAAGTGTTGGAGGACTTCAAGACTTTCGCTGCTGACGTTTTGCAGATACTCGTCGCTGGCGGCCGCGCTCTGCTCGCTGCTGTAGCTCGGCGCCTGTGTCGGCAGGGGCTGGGAATAGGCCTGCGTTTGTGGGAACGCTGAGGTCAGCGGCGCCGAGACGGACGGAGCCGCCTGGTAGCTCACCGGGGCCTGCGGATAAGCCACCGGGGTAGGGGCTACCGGTTGGGTCGGAACCGAGGAGTACGCCTGGGGCTGGGATTGCTGCGTCCCGCTCAAGCTGGCGAGGAGCCCCTGGTACGCCGCCTGCCAGGGATTGGCCTGCGGAGCCGAAACCGGAGCCTCCGGGGAATAGGCCGGAACCTGGGGCGTCTGGTACGAAGACGGAGCCGTCTGAGGTGTCGACGGGGAGACCGCGGTCGGCGCGGCCACGCTGGATGGGATCGAGGGCTGCGGGGTCGCCGGAGCCGTCGCCATCGTTGTACTGTCCTGCATAGGTCAGTTCTCTCTTGAGGAATTCGAGAGCTCGATAGACGTAAGGGGTCAGGTCGAGCTTGGGATCCGCGAGCAGGGGAAGGTCCGGAGCCTGCGGGTGTGGGACCTGTCGCATGTTTTGGATCAGCGACAGGAAAGTGCCAATGCTTTGCTGAGTGGCCTGCGCCATGCGGAATGGGTAGCCACTGAGCATTGCGCTGCGCTCTTCATCGGTCTTATCCGGGAAGAGATACCGCAGTGCCTCGATGCTGTTGACACCGAGCTCCTGCAGGTTGCGGACAACAATGCTTGAGTTCAGTATATCTTCTGTGGAATCCTCAAACACCGGGCCCTTCCAGCGCCACTCGACCTTGCGGTCACCATCAGGGATCAGACCGACCACGCCAGGCGGGAGCTGACGCGCCTGGACCGCCTCGCGGATCTTGCTTTCGAGTGTGGCTTCGTATTCCTGGTAGACCTGCTGGAACTGAGCGATCGCTTCCTGGAATTGCGCATTATCCGGGAACTCCTCGCGCATGGGAACCGGCGGGGGGTCGAGACCGATGGCTGCAGAAAACGAATCGCGGAAGATGCGCTCCTCGTGGTAGATCACCAGCGCCAGAAGCTTGCACAAACCGTAGGTCAGTAGTCCACGGCACTTCCGTGCCGCAGTCGTTGCAGCACGACCGTACAGCGACTTGATTTCATAGGCCGTGGCGCCGGAACTGATCCCCAGCTCATCCACGCCGCCCATGGCATTGCGCAGTTCTTCGCGGTACTGGCGGGCGTAGAGATTCTGGTCACCGGAGACCGCATCGGGCGTGATGTAGGCCACGCGGTCGGTCGCCTCGATGTTGGCGATGATCCGCGGCACCTTGACGCCACCAGCGCCGCCACCGGAGCCCAGCGGGCTGCTGACCCGGGTCGAGGGGCGATTCGCGGCGTAAAAGCCGGCCTGCGAGCTGATGGTCGGGCGCATGTCTTCGCCATCACCCGACTCCACCAGGTCCTGCTTCGGCCGACTGGAGACCAGCGTCGGGTTCCCGTAGAACGTGATGTTGGCTCTGATGTTCCGGATCAGCTCGTCATGCGTGACGATGTGGTCCGCCAGCCAGTCGAAGTCACCGGTGGCGTCCATCCCGGTCGAGCGCATGTTGTTGAACGCTTCGACCCCAGGGATGAAGCCCAGGCTGTTGCGCAGGGTCCGGGTGCTGTTCGGCGCGTAATTCAGCGAGGCGATGCCGGCATCAAAGCTCGGCTTCTCGGTTGTGATCGATTCCCTGATCGTGTCGCGGCGGACCTGGAGCTTGACGTAGCGCAGCGAGCCGCCGTCACCGGCAATGCCCGGCACAGCAGCCAGTCCGTCGCGGACCGTGAAGCTGTAGATCAGCTCAACCTCTTCCAGTTCACCAGCCGCGTCGTAGTACGCCCTGTAGTTCTCCTTGCTGAACCACATCAAGCGGTACGTATCCCGCACCGGACGGAAGTACCAGAGCCCTTTGCCGTCAAGCAGGAAGTCATCGATGATGCCCTCGAGCCGGGAATCGATCTCGTTCTCCTGGATCAGCGCTGCCAGGAAGCTCTTGCGAAAGCCGAACGTGTCCTGCGCGGGGAAGAATTCCAGCCCCTGGCGCAGCATGAACAAGCGCATCTGCGAGAGATGCGAGTTCACCACCATGGTGTCGACGCCGGCGGTTCCGTCCCGCTTGCGCGCGGACTCCAGAATGCGGCGGAAGCGCTCAGGCTTGGGCTGGCTCATTGGTCTATGTTAGTTCCACTCAACATGCGCAGCTCCGCGCCGCATGAGGCCCTGAACGACCATGTTCAGGCTGTCTGCACAGTCGTCGTGAGGACTATGACCGAAGTTCGTGATCTCATCGATCATGTAGCCGAAGTCCCGGTACTTGTTGAAGATGATCTTCTTGCCCTGGAACAGGCCGAGGATCCCGCGCAGGCGAGCCAACTTGTCGCCGCGGAAGCCCTTCACCGGTGAGACGTGCAGGTTGTAGAGCTGCCATTCGTTGAACAGGATCCGCTTGAGGTCCCCCTCGAAGCTCTTCTGATACGCCACAACCTCCGGCCAGATCGTCACCGGTGAGTTCGTCGCAAAGTATTGACCTTCGTCATTAGTGGCCAGCAGGTTCCACTCCAGCAGGAGCTCGCACAGGGCTTCGACCTTCTCGATGTTCCCCATCGAGCGCATGCGCCGGTAGTCGATGATGTAGCACTTGTCATCGAGCCGCCCCGCCAGCGTGAAGACGGTCCAGTCGTTCCTCTCGCTCATGCCGGCCGAGAGGTCGATGCCGACGCCGATCATGTCGTAGGTATCCGGCACTTCGCCGCGGACAAACAGCTCAGGGCTGATGCCGAGCTCCGTGGAGCGTACCGGCTGGTTCAGGTACTGGTACGAAAATGCAATGCGGTCGGTGTTCTGCAGCTTGAGCAGATACTTCGTCGACCACATCTCGGGCCAGTAGGACTTAGGCCGGCCATCCTCGTCGTAGCGCAGGGCAGACTGCGTGATCGTCTTCCAGCCTTTCTTCTCGGTGAAGGTCGTGGCGAACAGGTCGTCGAAGTGGAATCGCGTGCCTAGTGCGATTGCGCGAGCGCCCTGGAACATGGTCGGCACAATCACATTGTTCCAATTCGCTTCCATTTCGCGTCTGATCATCGGATTGGCAATCGCCGCGGCACTCTTGATCGCGTCGTCCACCACGATCAGACTCGAACGCTTGGACGTGATCGTCCCTTTCAGGCCAGCACAGGCGACCGTGAAGGCGTCCTCACCCCGGACATCAACCCCGGCGAAGTCCCAGTCGATGCTCCAAAGTTCGTCCGAGGTTCGGACCTTTGATAACTTGACGCAAGGGAAAACCTCCTGATATTCTTTTGAGCAGATCAGATTCTTGATCGCAGCACTCTTATTCCTGGCGACATCTACGTTATACGAAACGTAGAGTATTCTGAGCAGTTTTTTCGCTATCGCGTGCCTGCCAATCAGCCAGCCTAGAAGCAGGCCGAGCACGGTCGACTTCGCGCTGCCGCGAGGACTCAATAAGCATGTGTTGGGGCCGGCAATATCATTTAGATGATCGTTGGACTCGCCCGTCAGGAATACTTTGTGCCATTCTTTCATGTGGCGAGCGGGCGGCTTGCCCATCAGCTCGCAGAAGTAGCCGAAGTTCTCGCGTGCCTTGAGAACATGGGGAGGGATGACCTCCTCGACGACCTCGACCTCTGGCTCCTTCTTGATACTCTGTGCCGCCTTGAGGGCGCTGCGTTTGCGCGCTAAGGCAATCGATACGCCTGCCATGTCTACCAATGTACCGGTTTCTCACTATTCGTGTGCGCGAACCGGTGCGGCTGGCGGAAAATTTCAGCCCTACTTCTCGTTATCCAGTTGTGCCCACACGGACTCGAACGCCGCATCCAGGGCCGCGATCACCTCGTCGTTGCCCTTGAAGATCTGACGCAAGGACCGCATCACCGCGTCGGCGCCGGCCAGGATCAGGCCACGGCGATCAGACGACTTCGTCATGCGATCGATCTCAACCAGATGCCCGCGCAGCTCCTTCGAGAGATGCGCAATCCGACTGGCGGCGGCATCGGGTTTGACCAGGTCTGCCGCGACTTGCTGCCGCAGGAAGTCCACATCAGCCTCAAGCTTGCAGACCTCGCCCAGGAGAAGCTGTCTGCGGTTCAGCTTGCGGTAGTGCTTGTTGACCCAACGCTCGAGCGCCGTGAAGCTGTCCTCGTAACCCAGGACACTGGCGTAGAGCCAGATCTCGATCACCGAGTACGTGTTCTCGGCGTAGTTCATGAACCCCTCACGCCGGTCGTCATCCAGCGCCGCCAAGAAGCGTGCGACCGCGCCGTCATCGATTGGGCTCATCATCCGTAGAACCGCGCCCCCTGCGAACGGATGGCGCCGCGAGCGTCGGCGCGCAGCTTCTTCTCCTCGGTGGTCTTCTGCTGCATGTTGCGCCGCTCTTCCTGCCCGGTCAGACCGATCTGGCGCTCCTGACTGTCATAGCCGTACTTCGTGCCGGCAAGGGTCTGATCTGCCGTGTACTTCGCTCCCTCCAATGCGCGGCCTGTCGTCAAGTCAGTCAGGTCGCGAGCAATCGCGCCCTCCTGCGCCATCAGCTTTCCTGCATTGGCTGTCTTGAGGTTCTCTATACCCGCCTGGTAGTTCCCTAGCGAACCCAGGAAAGCATCGTTGTACGCGATAGCCGATCCGGTATTGACCTGTGTCTTTCCGACATCAAAGATGGTTCCCGCACCAAGGCCAGCGATTGTCTCGTTGTCCTTGTACTTGCTCATCAAGTCGGTAATGGTTTTCATCCCACTATCGACATAGTTGCCGGCCACCGTTGAGGGGATATAGGACCCGGACGATGACGTGTTGGCGTAAGAAGACATGATTTAGGTCCTCAACCGAAGAGAGCGGCTGCTGTTGCACCGAGACCTGCGAGCAGTGACGCGGTCTTCATGAGGCTCGGCCTCCTGGCAGCCTCCTGCGCGGCCAGGTTCTTGTCCTGCGCCTGACGGTAGAAGTCGAGCACCTGCTGCGTGGTGGCCGCGTCGTAGTCGGCAAGCTTCAGCTCTTGGCTAGTGATGTCGCCAAGAAAGTCGCGCTTGGTGCCACCCTGGGCTCGAATGGTGTTATCTGTCAGAGATCGGTCAAGCTGGGTTTGCTGATCCGTCTCTTGCTGCCTCAGCTGCCCCTTGGCGCCGATCAGGGTCGGCATAAAGTCGGCCTGCATCTGCATGCGTTGCCGTTCACTATCAAGGGTGAAGTCCCGTAGCAGCCCAAATCGCTGTTTAAGCGCCTCAAGCTTTCGCGGATCATTAGGATCACGCCGCGCCTCATCTAGCGCGCGCTGTGCCTGAATGATCCTCAGCTGCTGGTCGTAGTCCTCTACGCTCCCTGGCGCTGGTTTCCCCGTGAGCGTAGTGCGGGCCCAGTTTCCTACTCCCTCCTTGATTTCGGACAGCAGGTCGGGATTCTGGCTAGCCATTACTTGCAGTTCTCACGCTTGCACTGATTCTAGGAGCGCCTTTATGAGAGGCCCCTGAGAAGCCCCGCGGCGTAGGTATTGCTCCGGATGCTGTTATTCGCTCGCCGTGTACGTTGATTCTGATTAAACCCGCCAAGTCGATCCAGCAGCGCCAGCGGATCACCGATCTCCACGCCCGCTGCCTGCTCGCCTGGCATCAGAGACCCGAACAAGGCGCCAGCCATACGCAGTGCATTGCCTTGTCGGTTGGCGCGGCGAGTCAAGTCGTTCTGCAGCGCGAGTGCTTCAAGCTGTCTCTGCTGTCTGCGGTTCTCGCTCAACTCCGCCAACTCTTTGCCAGTAAGACCCGCCTCGATCAGTGCGTTCTCGCCGGGGATCTTGGCGAGTGCCATGCCGTCCCTGCTCAGGACATCTTCAAACCCGGGGACAGGCTCGACGGGCCGGAAGCTTGCCAGGTACGACGCGGCAAGTCCGCTGTTGAATGACATCGATCAGCCTCCCAAGATGGCGTTGGTCATCGCGATGTTCTGCTGTGCGCCACCCTGGGCCTGAGCAAGCAAGCCTTGCGCGATCGCCTGCTGAAGCATCTGGTCGTTCTCGATCTCGGCCATCGAGGCACGATTACGCAGAGCAAGCTGAGAGGCCTGCTCCTGCAGAGGCATCAGCATGCGCATGCGCTCCGCCTCGGACTCAGCGGCGGCTCGAGCCACTGCCTGCTGATTGCGGATTGCGCGCGACTCGGGAGAGCCCTCAAGTACATCCAGCAAAGCGTTAGCCGACGTCTTGCCCACCCCCGGGCCGAGCATCCCGCCGATCGTCGCGCCTACCAGGGCTCCAACGCCCGGGATGGGAATCAACGCCTGCCCGATCGCTGCGCCACCGAGGCCACCCCCCAGTCCGCCCAGTCCGACGCCGGCGGCTTCCGCCAGATTGCGACCAGCCGAGTCATTCGGATCGCTCAGCTCGTTCGCAGCAGCCAGCAGGGACAGCAGGGTACCAGCACCAGCCACGCGGCCAACGCGAAGTCCCGTGGGCTTGCCACCGCTCATGGTGAACGGATTCACGGCTTCCAGCAGTTGATCGCCCGCAAGGCGCATCCTGGTGCCAAGCGGCGGGATCACTTGCGGATCGATGACCGGATTGTCGCGCTGCCTTTCGCCGCCCGACGCGCCGAGAGCTCCTGGGCGCCCCAGATAGATGTCTGTGTAATTGCGAGCCATCTGCCGGGCCGGGATGTTGTCCTATGCCGCCCATTCTAAGAAGGAGAATATCTTCGCTCAGCCGAGCCATTTAGCGCCGGCGGCCTTGCCAAACGCGCTGCCAAAACCGCCCGCCAGTCCGGATAGCCCCTGCCCAAGGACACCGGTAATCAGCCTCAGGGGGTTATTCGCCGCCCTTGCTGCCGTCTCGGCGGCAGCCTTGGCGGCATCGGCTTGATACTTCTGCGCGCGTAGGTACGCATTAGCCTGCACGGCTTGCCCGGCGAGTGTGCCCACCATTGCGGACTCCTCTTTCGGCTGATTGCCGAGAGCAGCGGACCCTGCATCGGATCGAACACTGTCGTAGCCAGGAACCATGCCGATGTCGCCGAAAGATCCGTAGGCCATGAGTATTACGAAATGGGCGGAGAAGTCTGCTCCTCTTCTGGCTCGACAGGCGCTTTGCCTTTTAGAGCCCGTCGAATTGATTCTAGGGTTTGCCCGGCCAATGCTCCTCCGGTGAGAGCAAGACTGCTGTACCCGAGAGACTTCCTCAGCATCGTTGAATCGATCTCTTGCTGCAGCGGCGCATAGGCTGCATCTGCGGAGTTCTTTGCAGCCTGAGCCTGAGCAATATCAGTGGCGCTGGAGCTCTCATCGCGCATGACGCGATTCAGTGCCGCCTTGGCGCTCTCGAATTCCTCTCGAGCATTCGCTGCCCGCTTCAGGACACCAGCAGCACGAAGCTTGTCTCCGGCCCGGCGAATACCCATGCCAGCACCTATCGCCGCAGCGGCCGCAGGGAGGATGCCAGTCGCTAACGGAAGACTCTTGCCCAGGAATGTCACCTCAGGCCCCTGGATACCCTCCAGCGTCGCCTTGACCGGCAGGGCGTTGCCAAAGAGATACGACTTGTACGCCTCGTACTCTGAGCGGGAAACATCCGGTCGCTCTTTGACGAACTCGTCGTACGGCAGCAGCGAGCCAGAGCGCCCCAGGAAGAAGCGGCTGGCAGCCTCGCCAAGCGGATCGGCGGAGACGGTCGGATCTGCCTCGCTTGGAATGACGGCCTTGTAGCCGGGTTGCCGGCCGGCGTTGCCCACCGCCATCGACGTCGCAATCACCGCTGGCACAGCGGTCGCCAGGCGCATCGTGCGGTTCTGCAGCAGTGGGCCGCGCAGCGTCTGATCTCTGTATGGCTGACTGGCGCCGTGAACAGCATTCAACACTGCAAGGCTCGCCAAGGCCTGCGGGGCGTTAATGAACCACCAGATGTTGCGCAGGCCCTCAGATGCCAGGTCACCAGCAGCGAGCCCGGAGAGCTGAGCAGTCGACTCGCGCATGGAAGCCGCCGGACGATCCGCGCCAGTCACCGGATCACGGATCACCCCAAGCTCGGGCGTGAGCCGGCGCAGTTCCGCGTCTTTTCCGCGTGCCTCGCCCAGGGCCTGCTTGTATTCAGTGGAGTAACCCCCTAGTGGCAGGCCCTCCACCGCTTTTGCGACGTAGCCAGCGACTGACTTCTCCTCGGGCTGATCCGGGAGCAAGGAGCGGAGTTTCCGGCCTGCGCCCGTCTCGCCGAGCGTCTGAGGCAGAGCCTGTCGCCCGATCTCAATGATCGGGGAACTGCCGAACATGTCGGCGACGGGTGAGGGGTCCTCGTCGAGCGTTCGCTTATAGGAGCGTGGGTTCTTGCCGAACTCCGAGCCGAAAATGCTCAAGAAGTCCTGCATCGAAGTCTGCGGCAGAAGCGGATCAGCCATCAGCCAGGACCTGAGTAGCCGCGCAGGTCAAACGGATCGCGCAGCGTCGAGAACGAGTCACGCTGCCCCAGCAGGCTGCCACCCATGGCGCCAGATGCCAGCAAGGCCATCGCAAGTTGATCCTGATCAGTCAATGCCGACTGCTCTTCCGCGGCCAGCAATCCAGGCTGCATTCCCTGCTGCTGCTGGTAGACATCCTCGTAAACGCTCTGCGCATACTTTCGGGGCATCAGCATCTGGATCGGCAGGTTGGCGAACTCACCAAGCTGCTGAGCCTGAACCAGCTTGTTCTCGTATTCAGATCGAGAGAGGCTTGGGCGGTTCCGCAGCCCCTTACCTTCCTGTGTCGGCAGCAGCCGCCTGCGTGCAGCATGGCGAGCAAGACCGCCGAGGCCCATCGATGGGATCAGGCCCAGCGCGGCCTCTTCCAGCATCATGCCTGCTCTCTGGCCGAAATCGGCTTCCGGTGGCGCCCACGCCGTGCCACTCGCGGCGATTGAGAACAGGTCTCCGGCATAGCGCATGCCCGCATCAAGAGGGCCGACCGGCTTCGCTGCCTTGAAGAGGTCGCGTAGGAGGCCAGTGAAACGTGCCATCAGGCCATGCCTCCATCGCCAGCATCAGCGGGACCAAACGGGCCGCCGGTCCAGAAGGAAGTCCAATCTCCGAAGTAGCCCTTCATCTTGGGATCCTTCGTCTGGCTACCAAACTCTCCGGCCAGGCCGATGTTCTTCTGAATCTCGGCTCCAGCGAAACGAATCGGGGTTCCGCTCTCGTAAGCAAAGGTCACCGGCGTCTCTTGCCGGGTCGACTTGTTGTCGATACCCTGCCCGAGCGCGGTCTCAATATCCTTGCCGTCGTAGCGGAAGGTCACCGATCGATCAGCCTATTTCGGTCAGTCTAACGAGAGCCTTTGCTGATCACATTCCTGTAGAAGTTGGCCTTCTTGACCATCTTCTCTGAGTAGTTGTCCGGACTACTCAGATCCCCCGAATCCGCTGAATTCGCTCGCGCGCCATGCGTTGCGCAGCGGTTTCAGCCTGCGGAGCTGGAGCGGAGTTCAGCATCGAGGGGTCCACGACTCCAGCGGAGGTTGTTGGCTGGGCCGTCGGTGTCGCAGGCGCGGGAGCGGCATTCACCATGCCCTCGCTCAGGCTGGCATCTGCCGTGGTCTGCGGAGCCTCGGGGGTGGGCTTCGCCTGTGCACGACGAGCCAGCCAGTTACGCGTGCGGTCGGCCAGCGCCGGGTTCACCGAACCACCGCTACCAACGGGCCACCGGGCGGCCATGCGCTCCAGGTCTTCTTCGCTGCGGGCGTTGTCCAGGGCCCGCGCGAATTGCATGCGATCTGCTAGCAGCGCCATTGCGGCCTCCTGCTCGGGCGAGCCGACCTCGGCACCAAGGTTGGCAGCCACGCTGGAATAGGGGATCCGCTGCCTCCGGCCCGTCTCTGGGTTGACACCCAGATCGAACGACCTCTGATACGCGGAACGCACAGCCTGCCGCGGTGGTTGCGTACCCGTGCCTTGAACCCTGCGGCCAGCGAGTTCTTCCGCTGTCTTCGGACTTCTCGTGCCAGAGATCTTCATCTCCCGGTTGATCCGTCCCCGGCGCCAGCCCTCTAGGTTGGAGCGAATCTCCTCGAGATTGGTCCGATTCCGGGGGCGGATACCTTCGCCCGCGTAGTCGCCCAACCCTGGGGACATGTTCACCGTGGTCTCTCGGCTGGGGACCTGGATCTGCCTGACCGGCGGAGCCATGATCTCAGCTAGCACTTCCTCCGCTGGACGCCCCTCCTGCACGGCAACGCGAGCAGCCAGATCCGCCATCATCTCCACCTGAGCGTCACTCTTCGGGGCGCCGGGCTGAAGCATGCCTTGAGCCGCAATTTGCAGCGCCCGGTCCTGCTCGCTGGCGAGCTCGGCGCTGCTGAGTTGTTTCACTCCAAAACCCCCGCCGTAGATGAAGTCCTCATCTTCGGGGGCTAAGCCGAACGCCCCGTACCGCGCCTGCTCCTCCTGACCAAGAGCCTCAAGAACGTCAGAGACGTCCTCTGGCGACGATTGCTGCGCAGCCCGCACCCGCGGTTGCTGACCCGCAGCGCTTCTTGTCTTGACGCCTTCCTCCAGGATCCGCGCAGCGTTGGAGCCAGGCGCAAAGAGCTGCCTTGTGGCGCCGCCGCGTCCCATTTCGGCCGCAGCAGTCAGCACACGCCGCGGATCGACCAGGCCAGTCTTGGGCGAGAAGCTCTGCTTCGCCAGGTCCTGCGCCCAGGCAACCGCAACAGCAGTGGGGACTCCGCGGCCAGTCCTGGACTTGTAGTCCTCGAGAGCGCCGCGCAGTCTGGCGGCAGCGACCATGGTCGGATCGCCGGCAGCAGTCGCCAGGCGGTTGGTCAGGATCTCGGGATTGATGTTCCCTTTGTCCAAGATTTCCAGAACCTCGCCCGTCGCGTCCCGCAATGGAGCCTCTACTGCAAAGCGGCCAGCAGCAACTTCTCGCGCGAAGTCGGGTGTCGACATCCCGCCCTTAGCCTCCGCCTTGAGGCGAGTCAGTACGTCCCTCATCAGGGGTGCGACGCCCGACTCGACAGCGGCAAGGCCGTCCTCGACGATGTAGCCCAGGCCAGTCTGCTCGTTCCAGCGTGGGATCAGGCGGGTCTCACTGCCATCCGATCGCACGGCGATGAGAGGCTTCATTGGATCGAACCCAGCCCCGACCAGGATCCCCTCGGCGGCGAACGCGTCAGGGCTGATCGGCGCGCCTTTCCGATGTCCAACGATCCGCCCGTTCTCCATCACTGGGACTTGCTCGAAATACCGCACGCCAGAGCCCTCAGCGCTCGCTCGCAGGGCGCCAAGGCCAAGGATTGGCTTTGTGGAAACCTTCTTCGTCGTCGCGAGCGCGGGATCCTCCTCTCGAATCCGTTCGACCAGCCGATTAGCGTCGCGATTGACGCTTGAGCCGATTCGGTAGCCATCCTCGCTGTCCGTGATGGACTTACTCAGTGGGGCCTTGGGATCCGGGATGTCGCGCTTCAGCTTCAGACCGGATGGCCTGTACACCGGAACGGGGTCGCCGTTGCCAGGAGGAGTCAGATAGCCGACAAGAGAGCCTTCCTGCCGCTCAGGCGGAAGGCGTACGAAACGCCCAGCAGCCTCTGCGGCGAGCAGAGCGCTCTCTCCGATTAAGGGAGTGGCGGTCTCCTCTAGGACCTGGCTGTAGCGCTCAGCCCGAGTCACCTCGCGAGTGCGCTCAGAGCTGTAAGGGTTATCAGCGTCGGCTGCAATGGTCTCGACAATCTCCCGCGGATCGACCTGCACTTCACGCCAACGGTCCTCGCCGGTTGAAACCAGTGCGGGAACCCTGTAATAGTCCGTACTATCCGCCGATCGACCACTCCGGACGCGGACTTCCGACGGGTCAACCGCTAGAGCATCAGCGGAAAACTTCGGATCATCGCGTAGGAGCTCGTTCAGGAGGTCCCGCTCCTGTGCCATACCCCCGAGATACTCTTTGTAGGCCTCCCATTCGATGGGCCAAGACCCCGATGTAGCCGGATCCTGCCCTCGAACGGCTAAAAAGTCCTCTGGAGTGAGCCTGAATGCCGCCGGATTGGGACGAGGTCCGCGCTGCATCGCCGGATCGACAAGGACGACGCTGTCAACAGGCTCTCCAGCCGCGTTGACGCCTGTCAAAACGCCCTGAATGCCGCGATCTGGGGCGTTTTGAGGGTCAAATCCATTGGATTGACGTGCAAAACCGTCCTTCCACGCCAGTCGGGACCCGGGCGGCAGCGCCTCGAAGCCGCGACGTGTGAAGGGAGACTCCGTTGCGCCGAGAGCAGCAGGACCAGCGGGGGCTTGGTCGCCGGCCAGTCGGACATTGAGCGACAGTTGACTGTCCAGATCGCCGACGATCGAGCGGTCGCCGGTCAAAACCTGGCTTCCAGGGGGCAGATTGCGGGTCAATTCGCGCAATACGGCTTCTCGCGTCCCTGGAGCCTGGGCTGCCTGGCGAGCGAAGTAACGCTGAACGCGCTCCAGGTCTCCCTGGGCACCCGGAACGACAGGAGGCAGACCCGGGATGTTGAGCTGCCCGGGTACGGGACCGAGATCGCGGCGGGGATCGGCGACATCTTCATCCTGCCAACGGAAATTCCCGACTCCACCGATTCGGAGCACCATTGCCCGCCACGTCGCGCACTCTGTCTACCAAGTCTAAAGAGACTCAGCATGGGCCTCCAGCAGGCGGGGTCGACTTCGGGGCAGAAATCGATTGTTTCGGTCCAAAGAGATGCAAATCTCAGCGAATCTCTCGATCGTTAGCGCACACTCCAAGAGCAACTTTCATGACGACCTCAGCGCGCGCGCTTCTTCGTGCGTTCTTAGATGTTCGCCTGCAGCGTTACAACTATTTTCATCTGGCCAATATGCCATTTAGAGCGGCCTCGCGGGGTTTTCCACAGGTCAGAAAAAATCGGAAAATTTCACACGATGAAGCGAGCTTGTGTTGCAAGCGGCTCCCCTGGGCAGAGTGCATTTTTTACTGCGCCGCGCGGGACGCATCAAACACCCCTTAGAAGTTGAGGGAGCGAGCGAACAAAAAAAAGATTGCGAGTGCTAGCAAGCGATAGCGCACGCGTGTACGCGCCGGGATCATATTGAAGCAAGCGTGATACGAATGCTTAGCGCGCATGTGTAACGCGACGCGCCCCGCTCCCTCTCTCTCGCTAACATCTGACCCCATTTGTATCGCGCACGCTTTACATTTGTACCCACACGCTACACTTTACTGGCTTACTATCTATCCCTAATCCAACGCACACACCACGCGCTCCGGGG